GGAAAAGTTTTTAAGCTTACTTAGACAATAAGTACTGGACACCACGATAGGTGAGCTTAGTTTGTTTTTTGGCAGCCTTCTGAAGGCGAACCGCTTGCTGGACTTGAATGTCAGTCATTGGAAACTCCATAGGCTCAGGCCCCGTTCCATGCACTGAGTAGATGCGTCCTTTCGGATGAACGAACTATGGAGTTACAGAAGGTCTTTCGACTTAGCCAGACGTGCTTCAACATCCATACGATAAGCAGGATCTTGTGAATAAAGAGGATCAGCAATCGCACGAGCGAGCTCTGCTTGACTCCTGAAGGGCTTAATACCACTACCAGCAGCCTTACCGGTAACAAGCGGTGCCTCGTAGCCCTCAGCCTGCTTATAGCGGCTAGACAGGGCTTCTACTGCAAATCTTGCGGCAGCCACATTACCGTCATTGGTAATGCTATTAAAATCATTGATCTCTTCTGAGCTCAAGTTTTGTGATGCCCAAGTAATAAGCTGTGAATAAGCCTCAGCACCACCGACAGAGTTCTGGATGTCTCGTACTTGATCATTAGCAAGTTGCTGCTGACCGGCCTGCTGATTCATATGGGACTGATATTCAAAATATGAATTGATCAGATCCTTTTGATCCATGGAAGAAAGACGTTCCATGGCTTCATCAGACAAAGCACCCGTGGAACTATATTCCTTGGACAACTCAAGCATGTAAGCAGCGCCTTCGCCGACACTTACTTCTTCGGCTTCTTGCTCCCCTTCGGTTTGCAGCCCTTCTTCGACCTGCTCATCTGTAGATTCGTCATTAGGAGTACCTAATTTCTTTTGAAGTTCGTTATATGCTTTAAGAAGATCATCCTGTGACTTGAACTTGCCACCGATGAGAGCTGTTTGCTCTTGAGAATCTTCCTGCTGTTGAAGCCGATTATTACGATCAGCCTCATTCATTTCAGCAATCTTTTCACCTTGCGCTAGTGCGTTGGCTTCAGATGCTTGTTGTTCAGATGTGACACCCTCGGAAGGGTCAAATTCGATAGTGGGCATTTAGTTAGACGTGGTGTTTAACCCGCCGAAGGTCGGACGGATCTTTTTATTCATTGTGTATTTACCAGCCGTAGCTGACCCTCTAACAGAGGGCTTAATGGTGTATTTAACTTTAGGAGCTAAAGGTTTAATAGGCTCTGGCTCCCAAGCATCATTGAGCTCGGGATTGTCGGGGTTATTCCCCTTGAATTGGCCTTTGGGGCTCCGTGCTCTCTTCTTCTTCTGTTCCATTTGGTCCTTGTTGTCCCATCAGTTGTTCTGCCATAGGTGACTTGGCTAGTTGCCCCATCTGTCCCATGATTGATTCTTGTGTCGCCTGCTGTTGCTGAGCTTGCTGCTCGCTTTGTAGCTCTGCCTGTGTTTTCACCAGACCAACTACGTCGATTCCACTTGCAGCAGCAAGACGTGAAATAAATTCTGATGGCTGAATGTAGGTTTGGAGAGCCTGTGGACCCATGCTTTGACCAAGGGTTTGAACAAATTCCATAAGGGATTGTTTATCTTGACCCCGACCAACACCATTAAGACCAGCGACAACAGTCGGCATAACCAAGTCTTTGGGCAATGAAGGTAGTTGCTTGGCCTTACTCATGATATAAAGCTTACGAGACAAATAAGGTCTCAACAATTCTTGAGTTAGATTTCCGAAAATTCCCCCGAGTTGCTCATTTAGCTCCTGTTGAACGGCCATGACTTCGCTGGCAGTTGTGCGCTCAGACTGTCTAACAGACAGAATCAAGAAAGCATCAGACAAGCGCTGAGTAAGCAATACAATCATCTGTTGAACAGTTTGGAAATCTGCAGATTTACCCACTGATACAACGCCAACGTCCTCTGGACGGCCCTGGATGATAGCCCCAGAACTTGCTCTTGCTAATGATTGAGGTTTGGTAGTAGCAGAAGGTGACACCAAGAAAATAATCTTGGCACACGCTGCTGAACCTTCTACCATCGCCTTCATCAGTTCATTAAGAGCAGCAAGATCTCCAAAAAACTCCTCAACACGACCACGACCGTATGACTCATTGTCCGCGACATTGAATCTAAGTGGGGTCCAGGGAGTGTGCTTTAAAGGTGAACTAGATTCACTGCCTTTAATAATCTTGCCATCACATTCCTGATGCCATTTAACTTGATTACCAACATACCTAACAAGGGTAAACACTTCAGCGTTCTTGCTTCCGTATGCTCCAGTTGCTACTCCTAGCTTTGGACCGTCCTCGCCAGGGCTATTGGAATCAGAGCCACTCATGTCAGCCGTTGTTGCCTGAAACTCTGGACCGAGCTCTTGTCGGTCTACTAGCTCTCTTGTAACTATCTCTGTAACCTTGCCGTTACCATCACGGCATACAACATAACGATCAAGAGGAAAAACACGTAGTGCATCTTTACCTTGAAATAGTAAGCAGTTACCAGTAACAACAAGATGTTTCATAGCAACATGAAGAAGTGAGCGATCACTTGTTTCATTGATATGTTGCATTACAACCCTCTCCATCTTGTTTAAAGAGAGGTCGATTTCAGAACGAACTTCAGGCCCTATATCGGGCATATTTTGAAGTTCAGCATCGTTAATTTGTAGCTTAAAAAAGCTTGTATTTATAGGGAAAAGACTCAACATCATTTTTGAAGCTAAGACGTTGACCCCTTTGCTGCCTTGCGATTGCCAAGGCGTAGGGAGTGGCTCACCATTCCCATGACCATCTGGGGTAAGGAGGTAAGGAAGAGTGAGTGCCGCACAACGACGACCCATCTCCAAAAAGTCTTCTCTCTCCGCTACACCAAACTGATACCGTGCTTGTGCGGATGATTTCATATTAAGTAGGGATATTTAAGCCTGTTGAAGAACTCTTACCTTTGCCAGAGCCGATAGAACTATTTTTGTCAATTGTCAATTTAGAACCTTTAGATGCCTTTTTCTTACTGGCAACTGCATTGGTCTTAATCGTAGGCTTTACATTGTTATTAACCAACGTAGGAGGTGCAACTGACAAATCAAATGTCTCATTGACACCCGTTCCAGGATTCATTGGTGCTACAGCATCACCAGGAGCACCGGGCTCAGGCACACTGTAAAACATATTTTGACGAGCTTGGACTGGAGGTATTGCTGCAATACGTGCTTGCTCAGTAGCAAAGTCTCTCTGCTGTTGCTCCATTCTTGCTTGGTCTTCAGCCGCTTTTTGGCGGTCTCGTCTATACCGCATATCCATCTCTCTTTCACGTTCCTTGCGTTCTTGTTTGTCCCTTTTGGACTCACCGCCGCCGCCGCCGCCGCCGCCACACATAAGCTATTCCTCAATTAGTTGATAGATGTAATCAATGACCGCCCGTTGACCGGCGCGATACATAATGTATTCGTAAGTATTTGTTGGTATTGGATTTGTTGCTGGAAATGCTTCCTCCAAGACTCTCAAGAGAGCCTTAGTACTGGTGTCATCCATACTGCGGTAAATTAATATTCGAGGTCTCAAAAAACGCTGGCATTCTGGATCGCTGTGTGTCAGCCAAGCCTTCTGCCTTCCCTCTTGAGTAAAGACTATCTGACTGCTTAAGCCAAAAGTCTTTGTCAAGATACTTGTTTTCGTTTGTACCTAGTAGATCCATTGCCCACAAGACTGTTGCCTTTCGTAGTTTGTTTAGCCCTTCAGTTGATGAGAGACCAAGATCGTGTGCAACCATTCCATGGAGAGCAACATGGGTTTGTTCGTCTCGGCTAATATCGCTAGCAAGACTTCTAATCATCATGTCTCCGTTAAATCTAAAGAACGGTAGAAGTACAAAGAAAACTGACCTTTCTAGGATCGCTGTTTTAAGGATTGGGTGCTCGGGTGCAGCAAGCCAAGCCTTACGAATTGCCTGGGCTTCTCGCTCTGCGGATGCATCCACACCATGAGCACGAACGACAAACGACAAACCAAGATCATGCTTGTCTTCATCCAACATGTTTGATTGAAGTGCAGGGATAACTCCGGGGTCATTTGGCAGGTCTTTCTCTAAGCCTTGGGAGAGCATCTCCTTAACGGGAAGCTCTAATGTGCGTAGGGCTAGACATCTTTTTAGAGTGGCCTCTGAGCCCTCTACAAGTACCCCCTTCTCTCCCTGAACAGGAGTCCAAGAGCGTTTACGGTTTAGGATTTTTGTATAGCTACTCAGCGCAGCTGGAGCAGAAGTCGTTGTCATCAGAAAAATCAAAGATATTTGCGTAGTCCTCATCCATAATCGAACTCACGTCGTCTTTCCTCAATGTATCTGGGCTGACTTGTAGTGCGTAATAGAGTGATGTCTGCGGACTGTTAAACCAGTCCTGAATAAATTCCTCGTCGTAGGTGACGAAATCGCTCCAATGGTTATATGAATAGCCATGGAACATTCCTGTATTTTCAAGTAATTGGCAGATGCCGTTTGCAACTGCCTTGTAATTTTCCCACCCGACTTCACTGGCGATTTCGCAATCCCCATATGAGAAGCTCTGGACACCGAAGGTGCCTGAGTCGCGATCTACATTTCTGCTGATGGGTGGGGCGATCTCAGGTGCTGTTGTATTTCCTTTAAGGTCAACGTATTGGTATGAACATGATGCTGTAGGCGCGATTGTAAATGCTCTGTCCATGCCATGAGCACGAGCAACATTAGCTGCATTGTTAATAGCACTCCGCAGACTACGAGCAATACAAAGCGCTGGAGTCCAGGCAGCTGATTCATCGTCAACGAGTGTGAGTGCTTCACCAAAAGCGGCATAACTTACTCCATGAATGGAAAGGAAATTGGCAAGTCCAAGCATCCCCAGACCGACCTGTTTATCTTCTGATGGATCGAGATACTCCCCTGTCTCACCGACACCGGTAGTAGGATGCAAGTTACACAGTTCAAGCATCCCTTCATAAAAGGCATCATATAAGTCATCGATATCACAGGCCCCAAGATTTACATGGGTAAGCAAACAACTACCTCTGTGAGGCAAGAAGATCTCCTGGCAAACATTAGAAAAAACACGATTACCTTTCTGGTCGTACTTAACTTTAGTTAGCCAGACATCTCCAGCCTTAAGTGCCTGAAGAATTTTTTCCTTCAAATTTACTGATGTTTGTTCCCACCATTCAGGCGTAACTTGCAGACACTTTTTGATCCAAGGGAGCTCAGCCCGAGTTGCATCAATAAACTCTTCTACATCATCATGATTGAGATCTAGTACGCAAACACAAGCACCATTTTTGTAGTGCCCACCCCTTCTTAGAGTTTCGTTAAGTCCAGAGTAAATCCTTGCAAACGACACTGGGCCTGAAGAGACGAGACCCTTTCCATTCTCTGTACCCCTTGGACGGAGTTTAGATAAATGGACAGCGACTCCTGCCGCATTCCGTAAGGCATGGCTAACGTAGCGCCAGCTGCTCTCAATTCCATTTCTTCCCTCCATTGCGTCTTCGCAGATGTAAACCGTGCAGCTCACCGGTAATTTTGAATCTGGATTGTCCATCCATGAACGCACTCGACCTGTGCGAGCGATGTAGTCTTTTTTCATAGTAAATCAATTAAAATAGGTTCGGAATAAAACTGTGACTTAAGAACTTTGCCGTCTGCACGAAAGATTGGCTCACCGTTCTCATCGAGTTTGGACATATTTGATTTGTAAATACGATCCATAATCTCATCAAGATCCCAACCTTCATTACAAGCATATTGATAACAAGTAAAGACAACATCACCTAACTCTTTAGCTTGACATTCTTTAGATTTAAAGTGATAAGCCTCATGAAACTCAGACCACTCTTCATCGATCAAACATTTCTGAATCGTCCTTGCCGATGTAGTATTCTTTATTTTGAACGTCGTACGAAATTCTTGAGCTTGACGCATCAATTGTGTTTTCCAGTTCATTTTGTAAGTAGTGGATAGCTTTGGTGAGATCTTGAATTTTGGATTCCTTATGCCCTGCACGAGCGATGTACTTGACAGCACATCCCAGGTGATAGTTCAGCTCCTGTTCACGGATAAAATCCCAGACTTCTGTGTTTCCACGCTGGTAATAGGAAGGACCTTTGTTCATGGTGTGAATAGAATTGGTGTTTGTGTTTTGGTGTCGTAGTCCTGTGCTTGAAGTATTCGAGCTAGTTGCAAGTTACGGAGAGCGTCTGCCTCTGTTTGACCTGCTTCCTTAAATGCTTCAACAACTACTTCCCAGTACTTACCTTTTGCTTTCTTGAGGATCTGCGCAGCACGTTTCGGCCCCACGCCGATGCAACCTTTGTAGCCGTCAGTAGCATCCCCGGTGAGCGTCTGCTCCCAGAGTTTGTATTCAGCTGCTTCTGGAGTCTGTGTGTATTCGGTTTTGAGATCATAAAGTCGACAAGGAATTTGCTGCATGTCTTTATCTGGCGAGACCAGAACAAAGTCGTCAATTGAACCATTCGTGGCGACAATGCCAAGAACATCATCTGCTTCTAATCGGGGATAGGTTTGTGAGGGCCAAGTTTCCTTGCCCCAATTAACTAATTTTTTATATCCACAAGGCTTTCGCTTAGTCCGATTGCCTTTGTACTCAGGATCAACATCCTTACGGAAATTGTCTGGTGCTGTGAAAAATAAAATAATCTTGTCGGTATCAAAGCGAGTTAGGAGATTTTCAATCTCGCGATTAATAATGCTTTTTCCCTTGGAGAAAGACCCGACAACAACAGTGACATCATGGGAGAAGTCAAGTTCATCTTCTGATGAAGAGGCGGCGCGATAGAAGAAG